ATGCCGATACCGAATTGGTCATCGGAAGCAAGAAACCGTTGATGGCCCCCACGGTAAAGCAGGGCGAGAAAACGGAAGACTGAGTTCCGGTCACATACAAAGAGAGCGGGCATTATGGGTGACCACTAAGGGATTTCTAATCCCGTAAGAAAACGGCATGGTTTACAACAACGTAGGCTATGCCGTTTCTTTTTGTTTTCTATCGGAGAGGTCAACGACTCCGATATAATTCCAGTGGATGAGTATCCGCTGTCTTTTCGTCCTTGTTCCGGGAACCTTCTCCGGTTGGAACACTTCAATCTTCTCTACAAAGGAGCGGATGATTTCAGGTGTCAGTTCCGAAATCTCCAGGCTTCTTCTCACCAGTGCGAGGAAAGAATCCACATTGAGCCGTTGCTCCTTCGAAGAGTCAATGTAATCCTGCAATTCCGAAGCACGTTTCTCCAGCTGTCTCTGTTCCTCATCATATGTTTCGGAAAGGCGCTTGAAACGCTCATCGGAAATCTTGCCCTCGATGTTGTCCTCATAGAGGTTCTTTACGATGCTGTCGAGTCTTGTGATTCTCTGCCTTGCCTGATCCAGCTCTCTACGGCTCTCGCGAAGCTGTCTGTTGAGTTCCGTCTCGCTCTTCTTGGTGACAAGCTGAACAAACTCATCCTCTCTCTCCCGTGCGAAGGCCGTAATTTGCCGAATCTCATGCAGAAGAATCTCCTCAACCTGAACATTGTGGATCTGATGGGAAGTGCATCCGCCCTTGACCTTGCGATAAGTGGCGCAGACAAACAGTTCCTGTTCATGGGTCCATCCTCTATGCCTTACCTGGTAGAGCTTGGCTCCGCAATCCGCACAGAACAGCATTCCGGACAACGCAGGCATTTCTCCCATCGGAGTGACTCTCCTTCGGCCGTCCCTTATCCTCTGGACGATATCGAAGGTCTCCTTGTCCACTATGGCTTCATGAGTGTTCTCGAAGACCATCCACTCAGAAGGGTCATTCGCAATTTTCTTCTTGCACTTGAATGACTTCTGTCTATAGCGGAAGTTGACAGTATGTCCCAGGTATTCTGGTTTGTTCAAAAGTTCCGCGATAGTCTTCTGCTGCCAGAAACCAGGCCTCTCAGGTTGTTTTGCACTGCAAGGGACTCCAATTGCCAAGTAGTGTTCAGCTGGTGTTGGAATCCCACGCCTCATCAATTCATTCGCAATTTGCTTCGGACCGTATCCGGCAATACAGAGGTCGAACATAAGCTTGACCACAGGAGCCGCTTCAGAGTCAATGATCCAATGGAACTTGTCATTCGGGTCCTTGAGGTATCCGTACGGCGGATTCGTGGTCAAAGGTTTCCCCGATTTCCCCTTGTTCTTGAACACGGCGGTGATTTTCCGGCTGGTATCCTTCGCATAGAACTCGTTGAAGAGGTTTATGAAAGGTGTCATGTCGTTCCCAGTCTGGTTTGCACTGTCGACTCCGTTGTTGATTGCGATGAACCGGATGTCATTGTTGGGGAAGACCATCTCGGTGTAGATTCCCACCTGAAGGTAATCCCTTCCAAGTCTGCTCATGTCCTTGACAATGATTGTACCGATTGCGCCTTCATCAATGAGAGAAGTCAGTCTCTTCCAGTCAGGTCTGTCGAAGTTCGTTCCGGAATAACCGTCATCCACAAAGAACTCAATGTTCCTGAAACCGTTCTCATCCGCATATTTCTTGAGGATGGATTTCTGGTTGGTTATGCTGTTGCTTTCACCTTGGAGCTCATCGTCTCTCGAGAGTCTGCAATAGAGGGCTGTAATCCTTTCGGATCCGTAAACTGAAGACCGTCTGTTTTTCTTTTCATTCATCTTTTTCACCTCCTTTGACAGTCTTCAAGCGGGTATTGTCAACTCCCATGCTATCGCGTCAAAACCATCCAGTCAGCGGCCTGATTTCTCTTTTGAACTCTTTTCAACCTGATTCAGAATATGTTTTCTGACCTTCTCATATGCCGTTTCCTTGGCGGATTCCGATTGAACGGATATGACCGTGAAAACGGTATTTCCTACAGTCATCTCAGAAATGCGACATGGTTTGCCCATATAATCCGAGCCGATTCTTTCCATGTTTATCCCATCAGACATAAACACCTCCTACCAGGTAGCCACGGGAGAAGGTGAAATCTGACGGTTTCCGTAAAGAATCACTTTGGGAAACAACATCTTTTGATTGTTGGGTTGCAATCTCTGTGATAGAATGAAATTGTCCTCCGGCAGGGCATGCGGCCCGCGCGAAGATTTCATCATGCCGGACAAAAATGTTTTGACTGATGCGCCTATTCGTTGTCGCAGCAGTGCGGGCAAATGACATAGACGATGAATTAGACGCAGAAAGGAGAAACATATGGATCATTTGGATTTCTTTAAGCTTCAGGCAAAGAATCTCTATCGCGACTGGAAAACACACACTGAAACTGATGATGGCATCTATGAGTACAATCCTCAGTTCTTTGATGTGGATGATTTTCTTCTGTACTTTGAGGAAGATCTTGACGAGAAAAGTTTCAGTCTTCAACGGGCACAGCATCTGGTTGCCAAGCTGGCAGGCTTTGACAAATGGAATGATTTGATCAAGGCCGATGAGCAGCACCTCGAATTGGCCAAGATTGTATTCAATGGTTGTGCTCATTCCGGTAGCATCAGCTGGAGTCGTGAAAACTGGGACATGTATTACTACGGAGAGGGAATAGCTGACCTGCCAATCAGTAGTCAGATTGAAGTGGCAAAGTACTATTTCACGGAGGTGGACCCTCCAAACAGCAATGGTTTGGTAATGGTCTCTAGAGGTATAGCAGATGGAAGATGATTATGAAACTGAAACCAAGAAATGCATAAAGTGCCGCATGGACATTCCGGTAGATGCCGAGAAATGCCCATACTGTCGCTCAAGCCAGAAGCCGACAAGTTTCGGCAAGGTCTTTCTGTGGATAATCATCATTGCCGCATTGGCGTACGGCGGTTGGTATGCATTCACCCAATACAAGATCTCCGGAGTGAAGAACGGCTATCTTTCCGATTACAGCAAGACTGTAACCGTAGGAACGGCCTTGGATTCCTTTTTCGGGAATCCGATATGGAAATACGGGAAAGACAGTGACGGAACCGAGGTTGTCAGCGTAACAGGTGAATGTACCTATAATGACCAACCGGCAGAAGCCACGGTACAGTTCTCCATTCTCGACAGTGGCAAACGCTTCATCATGAGTGGAATGAAGATCAATGGCCAGGACTTGGGCTTGCTTTCGAATCTTGCCTTCGCCGCATTGTATGAGAAAGCTCTTGAAAACGCCCGATAACTATCAGCCATCCCCACGGGAGATTGTCCTGTGGGGATTTTGCTTTCTACGGGTGAATTACTCCTGTTCCGGTGTTATCGCCAGCACCTTGACCGCCTCCGGTCGGATGAGCTTCGCATCAAGACGCTCCTGGACAATATAACCGACCTGGCCCTTGTTTGCGAACAGCTCCCACAGCGGTTTGATGCTTGCAGGCATCCTGTCGATGACCCAGTAGTATGACAGATCACCGAACAGAACGGGCTTGCAGCCTCCATCCATATCAGGCATCTCGTTGCAGATGACCACGCTCTTTCCGAGGATGGAGTCCTTCGCCTGATTCCAGAGATAGTTGCCGTCATCGTCCTTCAGCTTGCGCAGGGCAAGCGCGGTCCTGTCGTTCATCATCCACACGGCGTTCGTCCTGTATTCCGGCATGACGGAGAAGAACAGGTCTATACAGTCGTCATATGTGATTGAATCGACCGTGGACGCCGTCTCCGCTCCTTCCGTTTCATGCAGAAGGCCAGTCGGCTCTCCCACGCCGGTGCCGTTCACGAATGCCCTGTCCTCCGTTCTCGCGAAGGTTCTGGCCATGCGTCTGATTAGATGCTTCTCAACATCGAAGGCGGAATCGCGGACGAACTCCAGCGACATCTTCACAAGGCTGGCCATCTTATGGGCATTCACCGGAATCTTCGTGAACTCATCGATTGAGTCGAATCCCGGAATCGGGTCGCAATCATCGACGAACTGCGAGTAGTCCTCCGAATCATATGCCCAGATTTCCGAAGTGCTGTCATACATCCTCATGCATGATGCCAGATTGCGGAAGACTCCGTGCTTGGCTTTCAGGCTCTGGAACATCTCATCATTGTCCGAAGGCAGATACATAGCCTTATCGCCATCAAGGGCATTCAGCACATATTCCGATGCATGGGGCATGGACCTCATCGCATCCCAGAAGTTTCTCCTGTAGTCGGACCTTGCGGTCACTGCCATCATCTCTTTCATCGTCTTCATGCCTTCACCTCCTTCCTTCATCGCAGCGTCTGCATCTGTACAGGCCATGCTCATGCAGATCCAAGGGATTGCCGCATAGCCTCAGCACATCCCCACAGTGGGGACACTTGATGTCGTATTCCATGGTGTCGTAGAAGTGATAGGCATCCCTGGTATATAGGCGATACCTAGAATAGATTCTCCCATGCTCGCCATTCAGGAAGTATTCGTCGAGGCTGAATTCCTGATTGTCATGAATGAACTCTGCCGTATTCATGTCCATCTTCGGATACAGCGTTTTTCCGTTTTTGAAGTAATTCAGAACATAGGTTCTCATTTTTCAACCCTCCTAATCGTTAGTTGTTTAACATCGGGGATATACCCCGTTTGATTTCCGGTTTTTGTGCGTGATACCCCGCGCCCGGTATACACAAAATAGTTCCCGAAGATTCGGATGCCCCCTTATGCCTGTCGCCGCTGTCGGTCTCCGCGCTTGGGGCAACCTGTGGCAGATGTTTTCACTGTTCTCTATAAAGGACTTGTTTTTCTGAATCGCCATTTCAACCTGCCACCATCTGCCCCGTTCTCATTGGAACACCGTATTCCTGAGTTTGTAGCCGACCAGCAATGTGGTCTTCTCTCCACCACCTGAAGGGCGTTTCCTCAAGACATTGCAGGTCTTTCTCATCTCGTTCAGGAAGTTCCTGCTGTTCTCCACATGGCATCCGTTCTCATCGCACCAGTCACGGTATGCGTCATACACAGCAAGCGTCCGTTCCTCACCGTTGATGTCCTCGACCAGCCTGTCCTCGATGAACCTCTCGATCTTGTTGCTTTCGTAGTAGTAGGCCGCAACCGCATCCCTGACGCACTCAGGAGGACGCAGGCCTTCATTCCGCAGCATCCTGTACCCCTCAAGGAGCCAGTTGAGGATTGCGCTCTGCACCTCAGGCCTTGAGAAATCCCTCTTCAGGTTCCTGTCCTGCTCCTCCTCTGAGAAATGTCTGTTGAACGGGATGATTATCACCCTGTTGCTCTCGAACACCGTCATGTCGTTGATTACAGGAAGGTGGTTGGTATTGATGTAAAGCGCATACGACGGCCTGAACACGAACGAGTTCTCATTGAGGAATCTGGCCTTTATGGTGTCGTTGCCTGACATCGTCTTGAAGAGGCGGGAGTTCATGACCATACCCTTTCCTGGTTCAGGCATGACCGCATATCGGACTCCTGCAAGACTTGCTATATCCTCCGTAGGGGCATGGCTGTTGGTAAGTAAGCGGTAAACGAAGTTTGGCGACAAAACGGTAGGCGATGGATATCCTCTGAGCATGACGGAGGATCATGGGATGACCTATTACACCAACGAGCAACGGAAAGGATATATCG